ACCACCTGCTGAGTACTACAAACTCGCTGAGTCTGCTACAAGAACAGTAGATGTTGACTTCAACCCACAGGGTAATGGTTCATTTGCTTCTGGTCGTATTCAACAAGTTGCTGGTATTCCAGTGATGATGAGTAACAACGTACCTCAAAGTAACGTAGGATCAAACCCAAGTGGTGCGAACAATACTTACTCAGGTGATGATAGTAAGACTATCGGTTTAGTATTCCACAAATCTGCTGTTGGTACAGTTAAGTTGATGGATATGACAACTGAAATCTCTGGCTCTGACTATGGAATAATGTATCAAGGAACCTTAATGGTTGCTAAGTATGCGTTAGGTCATGGCATCTTAAGACCAGAATGTGCAGCTACTATTAAGCTATCTGCATCTTAATTAACAATGAAGGGTACTCTTAATGAGTACCTTTCTTTTATCTTTTGGAGATTATTATGGGCTACGGAAAATCAATGAAAAAAAAGAAAAAGAAAAAAATGAAAGGTGGTAGAGATTCCTTAAAAATTAAATACTAATTATGGCAGTAGCAGCAACTACAGAGCTTGAAGCAATCAACATAATGTTGTCTGCTATTGGTGAAGCTCCTATAAATACTCTTACAGGTACATTACCTGTTGATGCAAAGATCGCACAAACTACTTTGAACGAAATAAATAAAAAGGTTCAGATGGAAGGCTGGTCTTTTAATACTGAAATAGATGTAACTCTTACAAGAGATGGATCTAATCAGATTAGCTTACCTATAGATGCCTTAAGAGTAGATCCTAATATTCATCAACACACAACAGTTGATGCAATACAAAGAGGTTTAAAACTATATGACAGATTAAATAATAAGTTTGAATTTGATGAAGACTTGATTTGTACTGTTGTATATCTAAGAGACTTTAATGAAATACCAGAACCAGCTAGATATTATATGACAATAAAAGCTGCAAGAGTTTTTGTTGACAGGCTAGTAAGCGATCAAGGACTTAGAACTTATACACAAGAAGACGAAGAAAGAGCTAGAGCTATACTAATGGAAACAGATTTAAGTAATGGAGATCATAACATTCTTAGAGGAGATCCTTCTTTAACAAATGTCTTTGATACTTACAATCCTTCAAGAGCATTAATTAGATAGTTATGGTTGTTGTTTCTAAAGCTATTCCTACTTTATTAAGAGGAGTCTCACAAGCTGCTGATCTGATGAAACAACCAGATCATGCTGACATACAGGACAATGCTGATAGTAACCCTATTTTAGGTCTTACAAAACGATCTGGTTTGCAGTTTGTAACTAGCCTATCTAATACAACTCTTGGTGATGTACATATACAAACTATCAATAGAGATAAGAATGAAAGGTATATAGCAATATTTAGTAATGGTGATGTAAAGGTATATGAATTAGATGGTACGGAACTAACTGTAAATAAACCTGATGGTACTGCTTATCTAAATACAACTACACCTAGATCAGTTATAAAAACTGTAACTATTGCTGACTTCACGTTTGTTGTTAATACAAGTATTACAGCAGCCATGGATAGTGCTTTATCTGCTGGTACTGATACTCAAGCTATTGTATTTATCAATCAAGCTACGTCCAAAACAAAATACACAGTAACGGTTGATAATACTACAGTCACAAAAGATACTGATGGTGATGATCCTTTAAGCACAGATACAGTAGCAGAAAGTATAAAAGATAAATTGTTAGGACAGAATGGACAGTCACCTACATCTGGTTCTGCTTTAACTGGTTTTACTATTGCTCAAAACGGACCTGTCTTACATATAAAAAAGAATGATGGTAGTAATTTTTCTATAGATGGAAGTGATACTCAAGGTGATACAAAGATGACAATAGTAAAAGATACAGTTCAAAGATTTACTGATCTACCTAAAGTTTCTCCCAATGGATATGTAGTTGAGGTTAAAGGAGATGAAGATACTAACTTTGATAATTATTACGTTAAATTTGTAACTAATAACGGAGGAGCTTTTGAAGAAGGCCAATGGGAAGAAACAGTAGAGTCTGGTATTACATTTAAGTTTGATTATGCAACCATGCCACATGTTTTAATAAGACAGGCAGATGGTGAATTTAGATTTGCAAGGGTAGATGGTGATCTTTATACCGCAACTCCTTTTAATGGAACTTACCGTCAAGAAGTAGGTAGTACCGATGTAATTGTAACTGCTCCTAATCATGGGCTATCCAGTAGTAATTTAAATACAATTGATGAAAGTGCTTTAGGTGCTGGTCGTGGTTTAGTTAGAGTAGAAATAATTAATGGTAATGTTAGTCAAGACACTAGAGAGTTTATTACAAAAATAGATGATGATAAATTTAAATTTACTAGACAAGGTGTGCCAGCTAATAATGCCTTCACTGGTGACTGTAAGTTTGGTCTTTTTAATAATTCAAGCTTACCTAAATGGGGTGAAAGAACTGTAGGTGATCTTATATCAGCACCTAATCCTTCTTTTATTGGTAATAAAATTAATAACGTATTCTTTTTTAGAAATAGATTAGGCTTTCTTGCAGGTGATAATGTAATACTTAGTCGTGTGTCAGAGTTTTTTAACTTCTTTCCTGAGACTGTTATATCAGTATTAGATAGTGAACCTATAGATGTAGCTGCTTCTCATACAAAAGTAGCAATATTAAAAAGTGCAGTAACTATAGGAGAAAAACTAGTATTATTTTCAGATCAAACACAATTTGTTTTAACAGCTTCAGCAGATAACCTTACACCTAAAACAGCTAACGTATTAGTTGCAACAGAATTTGAAAGTAGTGCTGATGCAAACCCTGTTGGTTCTGGTACTTCTATTTATTTCTTAACTAAGAAAGGATCTTTTGCAGGTGTTAGAGAATATATAATTCAAGGTGATCAACAGATAAGAGATGCAGCTAATACAACTATCCATGTACAAAGACTTATACCAAGTAATATATTTAAAATGGCAGTATCAAATAACCAAGATATTTTAGTTTTATTAGGTACTGATAATCCAAATAAGTTATATATTAATCGTTGGTTGTATGGTGATGGTTTTGTAAAACAATTAAACTCTTGGTTTACTTTTACTATTAATCCAAATAGAAAAATTTTAAATGTAGATTTTATTGGTACAGATTTATTTGTAGTAATAGAAGAAGCTAATGGAACTAGTTTAGAAAAAATACCTTTTGAAACAGATTTTAAAGAACCAAATTCAGAATTTGAATTTCATTTAGATCATAAGGTAACAGAAGCGACTACAGGTGTGTCTGTTTCTTATGAGTCAGTGCAGTTAGCAGGTGAATCATCTCCACAAAACAGAACAAAATGGACATTGCCATATAGAACTCATGCAGATATGACTGTAGTAGCAAGATATTTAGCTGATGACACAAACAGAATATTAAAAGCTGGACAAAAAATACAAACTACAACTTTAAGCACTACAGGATCTAGTAGCTTTGTATATTCAAATCCAAATGTTGACCTAACAAATGCCAAAGTAATTATTGGAGAACCTTATGAAATGCACTATAGATTTAGTCAACAAAAAATGACATCTGGTGGTGGGGGTACACCAGAAATGATTAGTGGTAGATTACAAATACATCATTTTTATTTTAAATTTGAAGATACAGGTTTCTTTCAAGTAGAAGTAACACCAGAAAATAGAGATGTATCGACTCATAAATTTACTGGTCGTTTGTTAGGTGCTGCTTCTGCTTCTATAGGACAAATAAATTTAGATACTGGTACATTTAAAGTACCGATTATGAGTAAATCAGATAGGGTCAATATAGATATAAAAAATAATACCTTCTTGCCAACTCGTTTAGCTAGTGCAGAATATGAAGGAGTGTTTCATATTAGGAGTGCTAGAAGATCTTAATGGGTTATCTAAGAAAAGCAAAGTTAAAAGACTTTAAACATGTAGTAAATAACATGAGGGTAATGGATAAAATAGAAGCACATTATCAAACAGGAATGACCCCAGAAGATGCTTTAAGCTTTACATTTTTAGGTAGTCAAACCAATATGACTATTGCAGATGATAATGATAATCCTATAGGTTTATGTGGTGTATTTAAAGATGGTTGTATATGGATGGTTGCTACAGATGAATTGTTTAATAATAAAAAATACAGAATACAGTTAATAAGACAAGGTAGAGAATGGGTTGATAATCTTTTGACAACATATAATATGCTTTATAATTATGTATATGCAGAGAATACATCTGCTATAAAGTGGTTAAAGACACTTGGTTTTACATTTATTAATTACCATAAAGAATATGGTACATCAAACAAACCATTCTACGAATTTCTGAGGATAGCTTAAATGTGTGTTGGTGCTGCATTA